GTCGCTTAAGACGCGTTATTCTATTTAGTTCCGATCCAAAATGTGTTCAACACATAAGGAAAGGAGTTAGGTGGACGTCCCTGAAACCAAAAGCAGTTACCTTCTGGAGTGTGGTTGGGATATTTAGGTGAGCTCGGAAATACCGAGCCTCGCCCCCAATCTCTAATCAAGTTTTAACACTCGAGAAGAGAATCGGGCCGGCGCAGAATTTCTTCTGCGACGGTACGAGGCCAGACCCTTACGGTCCACGAACTTGGCCACACCTCGCCAACGCTTCACCGATCGAGGAAGGAGAACAGCAAGCACAGACGAATCAGTCACGGGTGTGTCTGACTCATCGCGCCGTTGTAAACCAACCTCTTTCGGCACAAGCGCAAGCTTGGATAGGGCAAGTTCGATCAGTTGAAGGACTTGTTTAAGGTCCCTCTCCCGAGTCCACACTTTCATGGCTTTCTGCAGTAGGCTGCCAGCCTCGTCTATGGCACCTCTATATCTTCTCATAAAGAGAGGAGACAGAAGTGACTTAAACCAGGACTGGTACAACGGTGTAGGAATCCCACTAAGGAAATCGTGCTTGAAGTACCGCTTTGCCGGTATCTCCTTACCACCCTTGCTCTTACGAGCAGGACTGATAAAGAGGCCAGTCAGAACGGTCTTAAGCCGACCCAAGGCAGGACCCAATACCGTGTCTACCGCCTCCGCCCAGATGACTCTGAAGAGTTTTTCCTCATTGTCATACTTCACTTTCCCTTTGGCACCCCCTGTCATGGTGACAGCAAGGTACCAATCGAGAAGCGAAGCAGCACCGAAGGGTGCTCCGGGACGAAGGAGGAGCAGCAAGCTTGAGGAAAGAAGTTTCGGGAGCCGTGTCAGTAGGCGATTACTCGCCGCGGACGCGGACCGAAACCCAATCCCCAAGTATCTCGCAATCTGGTAGAGTGTCAAAGACACCCCCAGACGAGCTTGCACGGATGCCACGACCTCAGGTACGAAACCTGGGCCGAGCCATCCAACGGCAATACCAGCCAGGGACAGAGGATTAACCTCCACCCCCTTATGGTAGAACCGTTTAGCAAACTCGAGGGACGTGTTGTCGCTGATTATCGATTTGTGAAAACCGATACCAACGCCAATCGTCCCCATGAGAGATACGTACGAGGCGGCGACATCGCGATCACAGATCACGACGTCATCACCAAGTACGGCGTACCACGGAAACCATGCTCGGTGTCCCACTTTCCAAGCGGAAAATTGGACCAAAGCATGATGTGTCAAGGCAAGCATACCCCAAGAGGAGTATGCTCCCATTGGTTGACCTACAGCGTAACGTACTGAGGAAGCTCCACGCCCGAAGGTCGTGGCGTACTCTTTTGGAGTACGGTAATCCCTTTCCGTTAGCAAGGCCGCCCAACAGGAGGCATAACCCAAATGGGTGAATGCTGCCAGGACCAATATCTGAAGCCGAATAGGCAATCTATCCGTTGCCGCGCTAAGGTCGTAAGACCAAAAGTGCGTCCGCCCAGCTTCCTTAGCACGCTCCAGCAGGGCCTTTACAGGCTTCTGCTGATTGAACGTACCATCCTGGGGAAGTTTCCCCAGGATCCTATCGAAGATGAAGCGGTGCAAGGGGTAAAGAGCCC